TTTAGGAGAGTTTTACACAAAGTTTAATGAACTCAATGATAGGTTTGTTGAAACTTGGCAAGGTAAAACACAAGAGAGAATAAACTTTAGTGCTGAATTAAGACCAGGTATAATGAACTATGCTGACAACAGACAAGTTTGCTCAGAGGTTTGCAAAACATCAGATAGGATAAATGAGATTTACAAAGAGGTTGATGGTCCCGATTTAAAAAGCATACTAGAAGATATGCTTGAGGCGACAAGTCAATTATGTTATCACCTTACTCTCAAATAAATGCCACTATATACATTTTATAACAAACGAAGTAAGAAAGAATTTACTGAAATGATGAGCATTTCAGAAATGGAATCTTATCTAAAAAAGAATAAACATATATCACAGCGTATTACAGGTATCAATATTGTTGCAGGTGTGTCAGGCATGAGTTATAGAAGTGACCAAGGTTGGAAAGAAACATTATCAAAAGTTGCAGAAGCACACCCACAAAGCGCTCTTGCAAATGAAGTAGGTAAGAAAAGTATTAAACAGATTAAGACGGAACAAGTAGTTAAAAAACACCGTGCTAGACAAAATGCAAAAAATAAATAATATAGACATAGAACAAAGCGAGCAACTGAACAACAACGGTCGTATACCAGAGTCTAATAAGTCAATCCGCTTATTGTTCAAATCATTAATAGGCAGAGTTTTCTGCTTGAAGATTCTGCCTATATTATGTGCAGGACTATTATTATCAAATTGTGCAATGAGAGATTATAATGTAGATCCATTCACAACCGTAATAAATCAATTAGTAACTAAACCAATAATAACAGCAAAGAAAAATAAAGGAGAGTAACTATGGCAGATATACCTGATTTTATGAGAGATTTTGATACAGATATTGACTATGGTTTTACTCCTGTGTCAAAGAAACCAGTTGAAGATACAAAAGAACCAGCAGTAGATAATTTAGAAATTGCAAAAATTAAATCAGATGTATCTGATATAAAATCAGCTATGAATGAGGTTATGCAGATCGTAGCAGAAAAAGAATCTGTAAATAAAGAGATCGCAGACGCAGATGTAAAAAAGAGATTTAAAGAGATTGAAAAAATTGTATTGCCTTTTTTATACAATTTATCAAAGTCTAATGAACCTTATATACATTGGCCTAATAGAGGACCAATCATTAAGGCTCAGATGGACAAAGTGTTAAAACTAACCAGGGGGTAAAAATGTTAGAAGTGAAAGCTCATCATAAAGAACTTAAAAGAGCAGTAAATGACGCCGAAGAATTAAGAAGAAATGATAGAAGTTTTAAAAGTTGGTATGAAATGAAGACCCTAAAGAAAATCAAACTAAAAGCAAAGGAAAAACTAAATGCAACTAAGCAAAAACTTTTCGCTTAAAGAACTTACTGCTTCTCAAACAGCAGATAGACATGGTATTAGCAATAATCCAAGCGAAGATCATATGGATAACTTAAAGAAACTATGTGATAATGTTCTACAAAAAGTAAGAGATCATTATGGCAAAGTGGTATCTGTATCTTCAGGATATAGAAGTCCTGAACTATGTTTAAAAATAGGTTCAAGTGCGAAATCACAGCACGCAAAAGGCCAAGCCGCGGATTTTGAAATCTTTGGCGTGCCGAATGCTGAACTAGCAAAATACATCATTGACTCGTTAGATTTTGACCAGCTTATATTAGAGTTTCATAATCCAGAGGAACCTAATAGTGGTTGGGTACATTGCTCTTACAAGAATAAAGAAGACAATAGAAAACAAGTATTAAGAGCATACAGAAATGATGAAGGTAGAACGGTATATGAACCGTATGACCCTAGTTGAGCTGTTGAACGTCTTAATGATGACAAAAAAATAGAGCAAGACAAGATTATACAAATGTACATGATGAAAGGCACGTAGGTGCTTGACGGATCTTGTAAAGTTTGATATAATGATTATATAATATTTAACGGAAGGTATATTATGGCGTTTAATTATGTAGAACTGAATGAAGAAAAACTACCTAAATCTTTAGGTGTGAAAGGCAAGAATCAAAATGGTATTAGATATTATACTATTGATGGTGTCAATATGCCTTCTGTTACTTCCATTCTAGGTGCGATTCCCGAAAGAAAAGTAAAGATAGAAGGTTGGCGTAATGCAGTTGGTGAGAAGATGGCTAACTACATATCTGCCTCTGCTACAAATAGAGGTAAGGCAACCCACACACTAATAGAAAATCATTTAAGAAACCAAGATGAGAAATCTATGGGTATCACAGCTGTGACACCACTAGGTCTGTTTAGAATTATTAAACCTTATCTTGCTAGACTTGATAACATACATTGTATAGAAGAATACCTATACTCAAAAGAGATAAGTGTTGCAGGTCAGGTTGATTGTATTGCAGAATATAAAGGTAAACTATCTGTAGTTGATTTTAAGACCTCTACTAAACAAAGAGATGAAGACTATAACTATGGTAACTTCTTACAATGTTCAGCATATGCTAAAATGTTTGAAGAAATTTATCCTGACAAAAAGATAGAGCAAACGGTTGTTTTGGCTGCCTGTGAAGACGGGTTTGTACAAGAGTGGATACATGGTCCTGAAAGCATTGCAAAACACCAAGAGCTGTTTTATAAGCACACTAAGGAGTTTTTTGAGAGAAATAGTATAAATAGTTAAGTGAAAAAACTATTAGTAACTATACTCGGATTAGTATTATTAACTAGCGTATCATTTTCAGAGGAAGAAAAAGAGAAGTACAATTTTTACTGGGACAATGTACCAGTTGTTTGTGCAGCTCCCGATGAAATAGATCGTTGGGCATATAATAACGGTTTTACTCCTCTCTCTATGAGTTATGGTAAAGAGGGTGGTAAGCCAGATGGTGTTGTAGTTTATATTGTAGTTTATTATTTAAACAAAGATAACGGTGAAACATTTGCAACCGTTAGCACACCTACTGGCAAAGACGTATGCGTAGTTTTTAGGACATTTAATTTACAATTGAATCCTGAGATCATGGAAAAATACGGACCAGGACTCAATTTATAGAATTTAACGTAGAAGGTATGATAATACCTGGAGAAGACCCGAGTGCAATTCTCGGCTACTCCACCATCTAAACAATGAAATTTAGGGGGTAGAGTTAGGATCGATTCACAGATAAAACATACTGGAGTTAAATGGTTGACTACCTATAGTCATTTATAAACGCAAATAATAACTTTGCAATGGCAGCTTAATCTGCTATAAGGGTTTGCCTGTACCTAGTAACAGAAACAGGCTTGACAAATAAGTATATTGTGATATAATATTATTATAAAGTGAGGTAAATTATGGCAGATAATTACGATAGAGATTCACATGAGCAAGATATGACTTATGAGAATGAGCAATCAATGGTTACAATACCATTAAAAGAATATGATAAGTTAAAACAACAAGGTCAATACATAACTGATCCTAGTTTAATTAGTATCATAGATAAAATAGAAGAACTAACAAGAGCATTAAGAAAACACATAGTAAGAAAATTTTAATGTTAATGAATAGTAAAAAGTTTGGTTTAATTATTGAAGGTATTGTAAAAGAAAAGCGTATTGGTTACATGGACGCAGTATTAAAATATTGTGAAGACAATGACATAGATACAGCAACAATAGGTCCTTTAGTAAACAAATCATTAAAAGAAAAGATAAAAATTGAGGCAGAGAACTTAAACTTGGTTGAAAAATCAAGCACAGCGATCTTACCTATATGAATAGTTATGAAGCATATACCTTATATCTTGCTATTAAGTTGCATTTTACTTCCGATACTTATGATTTTTACAGGCATAACGCCAAGGTAAATTCAACATTTAATACATTTTTAAAACGTAATGATAGGTTTTTCTTTCATAAACTCACTACTAAATATACGAGGGAAGAGATGTTAGAATATTTTGTAAGTAACTTCTTTCATAATAGCAAAACATGGATAGGCAATTTAGTTAGAGCAGATGGCGAAACTACATACAACAAATGGCGAAAGTATAATCAATCATTTACGTACAATTTTAGAAATGATTGCGTATTGCTTCGTAATGTCATTGATGGTGATAGGATTCGGTTTGATGATGTTTTCAGCGTTGATAGTGGGCAGCATCCAAGATTGCTACGATTATTGTTGTCGGAACAAATTTCAATTCAAAGTGTTATCATACTTGACAAAGTGTTGGGTTTTGTTAAACGTTGGGATAAAGAAATTAAAGAAACTATTATCTGGCCTGAAAAATCATTTAAGTTAAAGAAACTCAATCCGTTTATCAAATTCAACTTAACAAAGTGTAAGTTTATAATGAAAGAGGTGTTTGTATGAGCGAAGAGCGAAAACTAACCGAAGAAGAAGTTAGAGAAGAATATAGACAACAACGTAAGGACAAAACATTTGCCTCATGTTGGCCTGCTAATAATGACTCGTTTTATGAGTGGTGTTCAGGTTACCTAGACTATCAACATATAACAAAAAAGAATAGAAAGAAAAATAAATGATAGAAGAATTATTGAAAGACATAAGAGAATTAAGAAATGAGATGGTACAAAAGAACTGGCCTGCTCAAAGATTAAGCAATATCATTTTAAAATATGAAATGAAGTTACAAGAAAATAAACACATATATACAACAGAGGAACTTGTTAAAGCAACAAATAAGATATTAGATGAGTGATGTATTTGAAAGTGTAATAGATGTAGGTAGTGGTTTTATATTAGCAGTACTAATACAACTACTAATATTTCCTTTGTTTGATTTACACCCTAGTATATTTGATAGTATGGGTATCGCATTGATATTTACCGTAGTGTCAATGACTAGATCAGCATTATGGAGAAGATACTTTAGAAAGAGAAGGACATGAGTTACTTATTAACAAGAATAGCACTATATGGTGATGTTTTACCTTTGAAATTTAAATTAGATTATAAAAAATTTAAGGAAGGTTTAAAATTATTTGATGATAAATGGGTACAATACAATCCTAGAAAAAACATTCCTAGATATGGTTTAAGTATTACTAGTTTAGATGGTGGGTTTTCTGGCAGACCAGATTTAGATTCATTAAAGGAATATAATATAGAACATAATGTATACCTTGACGAACCAGATTTTAAAACTCTAACACCTATGTGGCCTTATGTTGAATCAGCATTATCAAAATTCAAAAATCATTTAGGAAGAACTCATATTATTAAGAAGACAGCTGGTGGTCAATTTCCATCTCATAGAGACCATTATGAGAGAGAAAATAAATCGTTTAGGTTATTTTTACCAATCTATAATTGTAATCCACCATTTAATTATTTTATTTTAGATGATAAAATTTTGAATTTTGAACACGGAAGAATGTATTTTTTAAATACTTGTAAAGAACATATAGTATTTACAAGTGGTCGTGGTGGCAAATCTGCCTTTGGTGCAGAATATGTATCAATGTATATAGTAGCAAATGTTAACCTATCCGAAGAAACAACAGACTTGGTATTACATAATATGATGAGTAGTTAATGTTATGGATAGATTTCCTACTGCTGATGAAAGATGGCCTAGACAAGGTATAGTTATGACAAAGAAAGTTTTTATTATAGGTAATGGTGAAAGTCGTAAAGATTTTGACTTGACAAAGTTAAGAGAACATGGTAAGATATATGCTTGTAATGCTTACTATAGAGATAACCCATTGCCAGATGTATTGATCGCAGTTGATAGCACAATGACACACGAAATATATCACAAGGGTATTGCTCATAAGATACCTTGCTATTTTAGAGAGTGGACTAAATGCCCAAACTTTATGTATCAGACTATGAAGGCTGGGTTTCTATCTACACAAGGTAAACAAAAAGAGGATAAGTTTATAACAAATGGTGATAGTGCATTACCAATTGGCGATTACTTTGTTATGAACTCACACACAATCAAAGGTGAGGCAACGATAAGAAAAGAAGACGGCACGAAGTATAAGAAAGATGTTGATAATACCCATATCTATTGCTCATGGATAACAGACGGCGATAAAACACAAGAATGGGAAGACCCAGGATATCATGCTGGTGCTACAGCAGGCCATGTTGCATGTAAGTATGATAAACCTACCGAAGTCTATATGATAGGTATGGATTTAAGGTCAGATACAAAATACTATAATAACATTTACAAGGGTACTAAAAACTATTCATCAGCACACTTTGAACCTACACCTACAGGTATATGGGAAGCAGAGTGGTTACGAGTATTTAAAGACAACCCTAACGTGTCGTTTTATAAAGTCAATAAGTCAGATGACGATAAACCTACTAATAAAGAACTATTGGGAAATGAGAAGAATTTAACATATATCACACAGGCACAGCTGCTTGACAGATTGGGTCAAAAGTGATATAATTGCTAAATGAATGTAAAAAAGTGTATAAATAATATTATATTTACAATTAAATATACATTAATACAAATACGTACAACAATATATACAAGGAGTATAATACAATGTCAAGTGCATTAGAAGCCCTAAAAAAGTCAAAGTCTAATTTTGACGCTCTAACAAAGAAGTTAGAAAATACCATAGAACAACCAGAAAAGAAAAACAAGTACCAAGACGATAGGTTATGGAAACCTGAACTAGATAAGTCTGGCAATGGTTACGCTGTAATCAGATTTTTGCCTGCTATTGAAGGTGAAGATATGCCATGGCAAAGAGTCTGGCACCATGCGTTTCAAGGACCAGGTGGTCAATGGTATATTGAAAATAGTTTAACTACATTAAACAAAAAAGATCCTGTGTCTGAAGAAAACACTAGATTGTGGAATACAGGCATAGAAGCAGATAAAGAAATTGCTAGAAAAAGAAAAAGAAAGTTACAATACTATTCTAATATTTTTGTAGTATCTGATCCTAAACATCCAGAGAATGAAGGCAAGGTGTTCTTGTTTAAATTCGGTAAGAAAATCTTTGATAAGATTACCGAAGCAATGAACCCAGCATTTGAAGATGAAAAGGCTGTAAACCCATTTGATTTTTGGGAAGGTGCAAACTTTAAACTAAAAATCAGAAAGGTAGATGGCTACTGGAATTATGATAAATCTGAATTTGAGCCAGTCAGTAAATTAAAGGATACTGATGATGAGATTAACAAGATTTGGCAATCTCAATACGCTCTAAAGCCCTTCATTGATCCAAGTAATTTTAAATCTTATGAAGAACTCAAAGAGAAACTTAATAAGACACTTACTGGACAAAGAAGTACCGAGTCAGTTGAAGATATTGATCTCCCACCTGCTAGTGATAGCATACCAACGTCTTCTAACAGCTCGGTAGAGAAAGTTGAATCGTCTAACGAAAGCGATGACCTTTCGTATTTTAGTAAATTAGCTGAAGACGATTCGTAATCTATCTCTCTCACTTTCTCAATAAGGGTGGCCTTCGGGCCACCCACATAAATGTTCTCGTTTTGTTCTCATTTTATATACCATTTTCACGCTTGACAAAAGCCGTTTTTTATGATATAGTATTACTATAACTCAATAAAGAGTAAAACTATAACTTATAAGGAGACGGTATGATATTACCACCAAACCCGATTATTCAAAAAACGTTTGATTTTTTGAGTAAATCAATTCAACAAACTTTTATTGCAGATAAAGACGATAAAGGTAATCTAATAAACGCATTTGATAAAGAAGTTTTTATCAATGAAAGAATTAATAGACCAGATGTTTACGATATGCTTAAAAAACAGGCAATTGCTTGTTATGCAATCTATGGTTGGTCTTTTGGTCAAATCACATTAAGACAAGTTAAAAGGTACAAAATCGGTGCTACATATGTTTCATATGAAGTAATTGATGGCGGTCATAGAGTAAGAGCAATTAGACAATTTATTGCTAATGAGTTTAACTTACCTGCTTGGGCAGAACCTGTAACTATAGACGGTACTGAATATGAAGTTGCTAATAAAT